GGAGAACCTGCACCGTGTCATCGCCGTGCTGGAGCAATCCAAAAACCTGCGCAGCCACATGACCCTGGCCCAGCTCAGCGCCACCACCGTGGCCACGCTGCGCAGTGCTGCTGTCAGCGTCAGCGGGCACGACGTCGGCGTCACCTACGCCGTGAGTAGTCTGGCGCTGCTCATGGAGGGTCTGGCCAACGGCGAACAACCAACCCAGCAGGCCGCCAGCAACCTGCACACCCTTATCAACGAAACAATGCCGGCCGCCGGCTACTGGTAACCACATGAGCCTGTACAACAGCGTTGAACAATTTGAGGCAGACGTCACCCTGGCGCACCAGATCATCCACGGCGACGAGACCACAACCGTAGAGACCGAGGGCGGCCCCGTTGATAGCTTCGCCAAGGTGCTGGCCGATTTGCGGGCCAGCGTAGGCGAAGAGTTCGACACAACCGAAATACTGCAGCGGCTCACCGCGTTGGAGTCCAAGCCCGCACCGGTGCCCGTGCACCTGGTGACAGAAAGCCGCGCGCTGATTCTCGCGGATACCAGCCGTTATCTGGCTGCCGATAGCGCCACAGCCATCACCCTGACCCTGCCGGCCCAGGCAACCGTTGACTGGCCCGCTAACACCGAGATCTACATTCAGCAGATCGGCGACGGCCAGGTCACCATCGACGCCAGCGCCGTCACCATCATCTCTGAAGAAACGTTGAAGACCCGCAAAAAAGGCGCACCCGTCACCCTCAAGCGCCTGGGCGCGGACCTGTGGACGTTGTTTGGGTCGCTGGAGGCTGCGGAATGATCAGGGGCACTATTGCGGCGTCAGCACCGCCACTGGCACCCGCTATAGAACTGCCAGAGACCATAGGGGAAGCGTTCGGGGGTGGTTATTACGTCGGCGATCTAACCCTGCTGGATGGTCCCGACGCTGGGGTGTACGCCATCATTTTTGCCCCACCAACACCCGCCGTCAGCTTGCCATACAAGACCAGCGCAACAGCTACCCCAGGCGCAGATAGTGAGCGCAATGGTGCGAGCAATACAGCTGCAATCATCGCTGATGGCATTGGCGCCTATCCCGCCGCTGAGTTTTGCGTGAACTACTCGCGGGAGGGGCACGATGACTGGTATCTGCCGTCCCCATTAGAGGTGCAGCTTGTATGGCTAAATCGAGGCCTGCTACCCGCATACAACATGACGACGTACGTCTCTACATCGCTGCAGCAGCAGGTCACAAAGTACCGGCGCTGGTTCCTGATCGCTGACTACCCACCTGGCAGTAATGATCCGGGCGCATACCAGGCTGTAGATAAAACAACGTCAACGCGCGTCATTCCCTGCCGTCGTATTCGCAAGCCGTAGGTAACATCAATGAACCCATACCGCACAGTCCACACCCCCGCCGGCTTGGCCATGATGGCCGCAGCGCAAGCCAGCGGCTCGCCCATCAACCTGGTAGAAATGGCCGTGGGTGATGGCAACGGCAACCCCGTTGCACCGGAAGATCTGACCACCGGCCTGGTGCGCGAGCGTTACCGGGCAACAATCAACAGCGCAACTCAGCACCCCGGCGAGCCCAACCGCTGGACGGTTGAGCTTGTTATTCCCGTGTCTATTGGCGGCTTTGTGATGCGTGAAGCCGGCGTTTTCGACAGCAACGGCACTCTGTTTGCCGTGGCCAACCTGCCAGACGCGCAAAAACCGGCCGAGGCCGACGGCGCCTACAGCGATACCGTGGTGCGCATGGAGTTTCTGGTCACCAACGCGGACGACATCACGTTCCAGATTGACCCCTCTGCCATCGTTGCCACCCGCACCTGGATCATGAACAACTTCACCAGCGCCCAGCTGCTGCCCGGCGGCAACACGGGCCAGGTGCTCACCAAACAGAGCAACGCTGACGGCGATGTTGACTGGGAGGATCCCGACGCCGCCAACGTCACCGTCGATATGATCGAAGAGCGCCAGACCCTTGCAGCAGGCCAAACGCAAATCGACCTGGCCGTCTGCACCACACGCGGGCTGGCGGTGTACATCGAAGGCGTCCGCATCAACCAGGGCGCGCTGGCGGCCGAGTGGGAGAAGAACCCCGCAGACGAGGACGCATCAATCATTCTCGGCAAGAGCTGGCCCGCCGGCACCAAAGTGCTGATGGCGCAGAATGAGCCCAGCAACATGGCCTCGCCCCCGCTGGAGCGCGACCGCAACCTGGGCGACGTGCCAGACAAGGGCGAAGGCCGTGCAAACTTGGGCGTCTACAGCAAAGAGGAATCCGATCTACTTGCCCCAGCGGGCCAGATTGCGTACTTCGCAATGGCCACGCCCCCAGCCGGCTGGCTCAAGGCCAACGGCGCGCTGGTCAGCCGTACCGCTTATGCACGCCTGTTCGCAGCCCTTGGCGAGTCGTTTGGCGCCGGCGACGGCTTTAACACCTTCAAGCTGCCCGACCTTCGCGGCGAGTTTGTCCGAGGGCATGACGACGGGCGCGGCGTGGACATTGGCCGAGTGTTTGGCACCACCCAAGCCGACGCCCTGAAAAGCCACTGGCACGCCACCGACTTTTACGTCTCACCGCCCCGCGTGGGTGGCACAGCGGAGGCGGCCAAGTACCTGCGCTCAGCGTTGCACCCCGTGCAGGATCGGCAGGACTACGTCGGGCCGCGCCAAGACCATTCGTCAACCGATGCTACCGGCAGCACCGAAACCCGCCCCCGCAACGTCGCGCTACTCGCCTGCATCAAGTTCTGAGGCCCGCCCATGACCAAAACCGTCTACCAAACCAACCGCGCAGGCCTGCTGCTGGGGCCTGTTGAGGCCGACGAATCCCCGCTGGAACCCGGCGTGTACCTGCTGCCCGCCGGCGCGGTAGAAACCCCGCCCCCGGATGAATGGCCGGACAACCAGTGGCCCCGCTGGACGGGTGCCGCCTGGTCCTTGGTCAACCGCCCGCAGCAAACCGAGCAACCCAGCCCCGCCGCCAAGCTGGCCAGCTTCCTGGCCAACAACCCGGACGTGCAAGCCCTGATCGAGGAGCAACAGCAATGAGCCAAGTTCTGGAAATGTGGGAGCACATGCCCGGCGTTGAAGTGGTCTATGCCGTCAGCGCCACACCGCCGCAGGGCTGGCTGGTCCCCGATGGTTCTCCGCTGGCCGCTGGCACCGCCGACAACCTGCGCGAGCTGCTGATCGCCAACGGCAACCCCTTTGGCGTATCCGGTGCAGATCCGCTGCTGCCAGATCGCAGCGGCGAATCACTGCCCTACATCATCAAAGCCTGATAGCATCAACGGCGCTTAGGTCGAAATAAGCACCCCGCCTGGCGGGGTTTTGGCTTATCAACATGTGAACGCAAGATGATCAAACCCAACAGATCCCACATTGCCGGTTTGAGGCTCATGCATCATGTGTTCGCGTACAACCTGGCGGCGGGCTCAGCACCCACCACCGCCACCAGCAACTGGCTGGAGCTCGCCGAGCAGTCAACCGAGGGAGGCGACGCGATAGAAGAGCTGCGCGCTCTGGCGAACTACATAAAAGAATCCGGCGTGCTGCTGCCGGCAGATGAAAACACCGACCCGGCAGACTACAGCCTGGCCCTGCTGCTGGAGCGGATCGAGGGCAGAATTCAGGCCCTTACGGTCACGCCAGAAACCCCGCTGCGCTAACCCCGCGCCGCCCCGCACCCTGTACGCCCACCCGTTACAACCCCCACCGCTACCGATTCACGCGCCCACGCGACAGCATGGCCCTGTCAGTCATCACATCAGCGCAGGGAGCAGGTCATGCCCGATTCATATCATCACGGCGTGCGGGTTATCGAAGTCAACGAGGGTACGCGCCCGATTCGCACCATCGCCACCGCTGTCATCGGTATGGTCTGCACCGCAGAAGACGCCGACGCAGCAAAATTTCCCCTTAACACCCCGGTACTCATCACCGACCCATTGAGCGCCATCAGCGATGCGGGCACCGAGGGCACACTCTCCATTGCCCTGGCTGCCATCGCCGCGCAGGCCAGCCCGCTGGTGGTTGTGGTGCGTGTGGCAGAGGGCGCAGACGAAGCGGCCACCACCACCAATGTCATCGGCACCGTTGCCGCCGGCCAATACACCGGGCTGAAAGCCCTGCTGGGCGCCAAAGCCCGCCTGGGCGTCACCCCGCGCATTATCGGTGTGCCGGGGCTGGACACCGCCGCCGCCACCGCAGAGCTGGTCATCATCGCCCAACAGCTGCGCGCCATGGCGTACGCCAGCTGCTTTGACTGCGAAGATAAAGAAGCCGCCGTCGCCTACCGCGATACCTTCGCCGCCCGCGAGCTGATGCTCATCTGGCCCGAGTTCACCCGCTGGGATACCACTGCCAACCAAGAGGCAGCCGCCCATGCCGTCGCCTACGCGCTGGGCCTGCGCGCCAAGATCGACCAGCAGGTCGGCTGGCACAAAACCCTGTCCAACGTGGCCGTGAATGGCGTCATCGGCATTAACAAGGACGTGTTCTGGGATCTGCAGAGCAGCAGCACTGATGCAGGCTACCTCAACGAGAACGACATCACCACGCTGATTCAGCAAGACGGGTTCCGGTTCTGGGGCTCGCGTACCTGCAGCGCTGAACCGTTGTTCGCGTTTGAGTCTGCTACCCGCACCGCCCAGGTGCTGGCCGACACCATCGCCGAGGCGCACATGTGGGCCGTGGATAAGCCGCTGCACCCCAGCCTGGTCAAAGACATCGTTGAAGGCGTCAACGCCAAGTTCCGCCAGCTCAAGGCGCTGGGCTACGTCATCGACGCCAACTGCTGGTATGACCCGGCCGTCAACACGCCGGAAACCCTCAAGGCAGGCCGCCTGCAGCTCGACTACGACTACACGCCGGTGCCGCCGCTGGAAGACCTCACCTTCCGCCAGCGCATCACCGACACCTATCTGGCCGACTTCGCCAGCCGCATCAACGCCTGATCACCACGCCCCGGCCACGCCGGGGCCCTGGCTTAATTACTGGAGAGCGCCGTCATGGCAATGCCCCGCAAACTGAAAAACATGAACCTGTTTAACGACGGCGTCAGCTACGCGGGCGTTGTCAAAAACGTCACGCTGCCGCCGCTCAGCCGCAAGATGGAAGGCTATCGCGCCGGCGGCATGAACGGCCCGGTGAAAACCGACATGGGCCTGTCTGATGACGGCATCCAGCTTGAATGGACGTGCGGTGGCCTGGACCTGCAGGTCTATCGCCAGTGGGGCATCACCACCGTAGATGGTGTGCTGCTGCGCTTTGCTGGGGCCTTCCAGCGTGACGACACCGGCGAAGTGTCCGCCGTTGAGGTGGTTGTGCGCGGCCGTCATGAAGAGCTCGGCACCGGCGACAGCGCCCCCGGTGAAGACTCCGAGCAGTCCATCACCACCACCTGCAGCTACTACAAGCTGACGGTAGACAACGAAGTCCTGGTCGAGATCGACATCATGAACATGATCGAGATGGTCGACGGGGTAGACCGCCTGGCCGAGCAGCGCACAGCCATCGGCCTGTAAGTGGTCAGCAACAACACACCCCCGGCGCGCATGCCGGGGCCAGCAAGCAAAGGAGCAACCCCCATGGCTAAACGCCAACCCGAGTACAGCAAACCAATCACCCTGGACGAGCCCGTCAAACACGGCGAGACCAGCATCACCGAGCTCAAGCTGCGCAAGCCGCAAGCCGGCGAGCTGCGCGGCCTGAATCTGGTCAACCTCATGAATGGTGACGTTGACACCCTGGTGCAGGTGCTGCCGCGTATCTCTGAGCCAACGCTCACCCAGGATGATGTCAAACAGCTGGAGCCCTGCGACCTGGTGCAGCTGGGCGACGCGGTGGCCGTTTTTTTGCAGCCGAAGTCAGTGCGGCAGGAAGCATCCCCCGCCGAGTAGAAGACCCAATGGCCGACATTGCGACCGTGTTCCATTGGGGCCCGGCCGAAATGGACGCCTTGGGCCTGGCTGAGCTGATGGACTGGCGCGAGCAAGCCCGGCTGCGCTCAACCCCAACCAAGCCGGACAAGTGACATGGCGCGCGATTTGAAAGTACAGGTAGTTCTGCAGGCGCTGGATCGCGCCACACGCCCCATGCGCACCGCCATGGGCAGCAGCATCGGGCTGGCCAACTCACTCAAGCAGACCCGCGATCACCTCAAAGGTCTGCAGGCGCAGCAGCGCGACGTTAGCAGCTTCCGCACCCTCAGCAACGCAACCCGTCGCACCGGGGCAGACCTCAAGGCCAGCCAGGATCGAGTCGCCCAACTGTCGCGCCAGCTGCGCGACACCCAAACCCCAACCCGTGCGCTGAATAACGAGTTTCGCCGCGCGGTACGCGAGGCCCAGGCACTCAAGGCCAAGCACCAGGAACAACAGCGCACCCTGCAGGGCCTGCGCTCTAATCTCAATTCAGCCGGTATCAGCACCCGCAACCTGGGCGAGCATGAGCGCCGGCTGCGCGGCGAGATAACCCGCGCCAACCAGTCACTGACCCAGCAAGAGCAGCGCCTGCGCCGTGTGGCACAGCAGCAGCAGCGGCTGGCAAGGGCGGCGCAGCAGTACCAGCGCACCCAGCAGCTGGCCGGCAGCATGGCCACCACCGGCGCCGCCGGTATGGCTGCTGGTGGCGGGGCGCTGTACGCCGGGGCGCGCTTTATGGCACCGGGGCTGGAGTTTGACGCCGCCATGGCCAAGGTGCAGAGCCTGGCGCGGATCGACCGCAATTCAGAGGCCTATCAGCTGCTGCGCGAGCAAGCCCGCCAGCTGGGGGCAAGCACCCAATACACTGCCGGCGAGGCAGCCGGGGCGCAGGGCTTTCTGGCTATGGCCGGCTTCAACCCTGATTCCATTCGCGCTGCTATGCCAGGCATGCTGTCGCTGGCCAAGGCTGGCGACACCGACCTGGCACAAACCGCCGACATTGCGTCAAACATCCTCAGCGGCTTTGGCCTGCAGGCCGACAAAATGGGCAACGTGGGTGACGTGCTGGTGGGCACCTTCACCCGTTCCAACACCAACCTGCAGATGCTCGGCGAAACCATGAAGTACGCCGCGCCAGTGGCTGCAGCGCTGGGGCAAGACATCGAAACCGTGGCCGCCATGGCTGGCAAGCTGGGCGACGCCGGTATTCAAGGCGGCATGGGTGGCACCGCGCTGCGCGCCATCATGAACCGAATGTCAGCACCGCCGAAGATGGCCCGCGAAGCAATGGACGCCCTCGGCGTATCCGCCAAGGATGCCCAGGGCAACATGCGGCAGCTGCCAGACATCCTGCAGGAGCTCTACGCCAAGACCCGCGCCATGGGCAACGCCGAGCGCGCCGGCTATTTCAAAGCCATTGCCGGTGAAGAAGCCGTCAGCGGCCTGACCTACCTGGTCAACCAGGCCGGATCCGGCGAGCTGCAGGGCTTCATTTCCACCCTGCGCGAAGCGCGAGGCGAGGCCGGCCGCACCGCCGGCGTGATAGCAGACAACCTGCGTGGCGATCTGTCCGCGCTGGGTAGCGCTTGGCAAGACCTTGGCATTGAAGCCATGGACGGGCAGAACAGCGCACTGCGCGAGCTGGTACAGAACCTGACCGCTGTGATTGGCAAGGTCAAACAGTGGATGGTCGATAACCCCGAGCTGGCCAGCGGGCTGATCAAAACCGCCGCCATCACCGCCGCGCTGGTGGCCGGCATGGGCGCGCTGACGCTGGGGCTTGCCTCAGTCATTGGCCCGTTTGCCATGCTGCGCTATGGGCTCACCTTCCTGGGCGTTAAGGGCGGCTCAGCCATCGGTATCATCAAAGGCCTGGGCGGTGCGCTCACCTGGGCAGGCCGTGCCGTGCTGTGGTTGGGCCGTGCGCTCATGCTCAACCCCATTGGCCTGGCGATCACCGCCATCGCCCTGGGTGCCTATCTGATTTACAAGCACTGGGACAAAATCGTCCCTTACTTCAAAGGCCTGTGGGCAGAGATCAAAGCCGGGTTTAACGGCGGCTTTGCGGGCATCGCTGAGCTGATCGTCAACTTCTCCCCGGTGGGGCTGTTCTATCGCGCCTTCTCTGCCGTGATGCGGTATTTCGGGGTGGAAATGCCCGAGCGCTTCACCGACTACGGCCGCCAGATGCTGGCCGGCCTGGTCAACGGCATCACCAATGGGCTGGGCGCGGTCAAGTCCGCCATCACCAACGCCGGCGGGCAGATGATCGGCTGGTTTAAAGACAAGCTGGGCATTCACTCACCAAGCCGCGTGTTTGCCAGCCTGGGTGACGACACCATGGCCGGGCTGCAGCGCGGCCTGCAGCGCAGCCAGGGCGGCCCGCTCAACGCCGTGCTGGGCGCAGGGCAGGCCATGGCCAAGGCCGGTGCGTTGGCCTTGGGTATTGGCGGGGCAGGGCAGGCGGTTGCCATTGATAGCCGCCCACCGATCAGCGCCGCCGGCGGCCCGTCCGTGGTTGTCCAGGGCGACACCCTGCACATTAAGCTCAGCGCCCCGGCCGGGGCTGACCTGGCCCAGATTGAGCAGCTATTCAACCGCCTGCTGGATCAGCGCGAGCGCCACAAGGCCGCGCGCGTCCGCTCGGCTCTGTCTGATTACGACTGAGGCACACACCATGATGATGGCCCTGGGGCTGTATGTGTTCAGCCTGCACACCGCCGCCTATCAAGACTTTCAACGGCAAACCAACTGGCGCCACCCCAGCAGCCCCAGGGTGGGCGCGGCACCTGCCCGGCAGTACGTTGGCAAAGGCGAGGACACCATCACGCTGTCTGGCCTCATCGTGCCCGAGATAGCCGGCGAACGGCTGTCGCTCGACGCCCTGCGCCTGATGGCAGACACCGGCAAGGCCTGGCCGCTGGTGGAGGGCCCCGGGCGCATTTACGGCGTGTGGGTTATTGAGAGCATCAGCGAAACGGCCACCCTGTTTTTTAAAGATGGGGCCCCGCGCCGTATTGAGTTCACCCTCACCCTGCAGCGCGCCGACGACACCCAGATCGAGCTGCTGGGTAGCCTGCTCAGCACCGTGCTGGACATCATCCGATGATCACCGCACCTCGGCACCCGGCCCCAGCCTTTCGCCTGGCGGTGGATGGCGTAGACATCACCCCCAAGGTCAACAACCGCCTGCTCAGTCTCACCCTGACCGACAACCGAGGGCTAGAGGCGGACCAGCTGGATATCAGCCTTTCAGACCACGACGGGCGCCTCAGCATCCCGCCGCGTGGCGCCATCATCAACCTGTGGCTGGGCTGGAGCGACACCGGCCTGGTGAACAAAGGCACCTACACCGTGGATGAAACCGAGCACAGCGGCACCCCCGACGTGCTCACCCTGCGCGCCCGCTCGGCGGATCTGCGCGCAGGCTTCACCCGCAAGCGTGAACGCTCATGGCACGGCGTTACCCTGGCAGACGTGGTGCGCACCATTGCCCAGGCCTACAGCCTGCAGCCAGTTACTGATTTGGTGCTGGGCGCGGTGGGCCTGGCACACCAGGACCAAGCCAACGAATCAGACGCCAACCTGCTCACCCGGCTGGCCACCGAGCATGACGCCATTGCCAGCGTCAAAGCGGGGCGCCTGTTGCTGCTGCCGGTGGGCGCAAGCCAAACCGCCAGCGGGCTGGCCCTGCCGCATATCAACCTCACCCGCAAAGACGGCGACGGCCACCGCTGGCTCACAGCAGACCGCAACAGCTACACCGGCGTGCGGGTGTACTACTACAACCCCAACAGCGCCGAGCGGCTGGAAGCGATCATTGGCACAGAGGACAACCTCAAAACCCTGCGCCACATCGCAGCCGACCAAGACAGCGCCCTGCAGGCCGCCCGCAGCGAGTGGCAGCGTCTGCAGCGCGGATCCGCCAGCCTGTCGTATACGCTGGCCCGTGGCCGCCCCGATCTGTTGCCCGAAATGACCTACAGTCTGCACGGCATCAAGCAGCAGATCAGCGACGTGGTGTGGCTGTGTAGCCGCGTCATCCACAACCTGACCGACAGCGGGTACACCAACAGCCTGGAGCTGGAACAGCAGCTGGCCAGCGATGATGATCTGGCTGCACTGGTAGAGGGGGGCTACACCGGGGTGGTGGCATGGTATCGCGCCGAGGATGGCACCCAGCAGCCCATCACAGAGGGCGATCAGGGCAACCCCAAGCGCCTGGTGCACTTGTACGCCAGCAAGGCAAGCGCAGAGCGGGCCGTTAAGCGGGAGTTTGAACGCCTCAGTCAGAGCAGCTGATAGCGGGCATGGAGCACTGCCAGCAGGCAGTGCCGTGTTTCCTTGCTATGCGTCTGCCGCGAGCAGCAGCACCAACGCCATTACATCCCGCTGCTGTCGAGCGCTCAGCTTGTGGAAGGCGGCAAGCAGCTGCGCCTCAAGCTGGGCATGATCGGCGGCGGCGTTCTGGTTCTGGTTTTGGTGTTCCATGCAACGTTCTCCACTGGGGTGCTCAGTGCCACCCCGGCACCGACCGCACACCCCATGGAATTGTCAGCAAATACACCGTGCAAGTGTGCTGGCAAAACGCCTTTATTCGACGTTTTGACGGGCAGCGTCACTGCACATATGTGGTATTGCAGGCGTCAGTTGCAGAGCGCTAAGCCGCGCTCAATGACTGGCCCGACAGAAACCTTTGTCCCTGGTATGTCTGTGCTGTCTTGCCATACCTGATCCAGCGGCTGCATCCCCATACTGGCAGCTTTGCCGCTAGCGATCCCGTTGACTGGGTACATGGCCCCGGTGTTCACGTCCATCACCACCACGGCGCTGCCCTGCAGGCAGGCCAGGTGCATTTCTGGCTGGGTAAAGGGCCACTCAGCACCGAACGTTTCCTGGTCGATGATGGTGATGCTCTGCTGTTTCGCAGCGGGCGCTGGCTCAGGTTTGTTGGCGGCGGTCGGCTCGCTGTCGGATCCGCAGCCGGCAAGGCTGCAGACGGCGGCAATGGCCGCAAAGCGGCGCAGGGTAGTGAGGTGCATGGCTAGTCCTTTGCTTTGAGTGCTTTTCCTATTTTCTCGGCTGCGCTGGCCAAGTCGTTGACCAGGCGCACGATCATGCCCCGGCCTTCATCATCCAGAACGCGGAAGCGGCTTATAAGGTGCGCCTCTTCGTGGCTAAGCGACTCGACAGCGGGCGCTTGCCTGGCACCAGTTACCACATAAAGCACGTCGATACCGAGCCGCCCGGCCGCATCCAGCACAGTGGCGCCGATGTCACTTGACCCACCCTCATATCCAGCCAATGTCCGCTTTGCTACGCCGATTTTGTCGGCGAATTCAGCCTGGATCAGGCCCAGCCGGTTCCGCTCTTCTTGCAGGCGCGCGCCTGTCTCAACTCTTAAATGATGCAATTTCTTTCATCTCGTCTATTGACGTGTGCAGATTCGTGCATCATTCTTGCGTTGTCCTCACATGAAATTGCACGAATTTGCACACTATGCATAACCCATACCCAACAGAGCAAGTCCGCCAGGCCGCCCGTGAGCGGTTGGTCGCCCAGGGTGTTTCCGTCCAAGAGTGGGCGAAGAAACACAAATTCAAAGCATCCACCGTCTACGCCGTACTCAATGGCCAGCACCAGTGCCTGCGCGGTAAAGCGCACCGCGTCGCCGTGCTTCTCGGTATCAAGGCTGACCCGGAGTCGCCTGCAAATCCCGCACTGCCTGATCAAAACAAACTGCATTGAGGCCGTCGCCATGAAACAAGACGTGAAACGCCTTCGTACCCACCGCGCCACCATGAATCTGGACGACTACGAGCAGAAGCTCATAGACGCCCTGGTTGATTACACCGGACTCAGCCAGGCGGAGGTGCTGCGCCGCCTGGCCATGACCGAGGCGCACGAAATGTTGCTCGCAGAACCAATGCTAGGCCGGGCGATTGCCTGAATCGAGTCACCAAATAGTTACTAAAGAGTTACTCATGCCAGAAGCGCATTTTCAGTATGACGAGGCAGACCGGGCGCTGCTTGATCGCATCCGTGAACGCCTGCAACTCAGCAGCCGAGACGAGGCAGCCGAGTGGCTAGTCAAGGCTCGGCTGCGCCGCGCTGCCATGAAACTGACCGGACGTGGTCGGGCGCTCTATCCGGTTGGGAGGGGGGAGCGGTGAGCGTTTACAACCAGGTCTGCCCAGCCTGCTGCAGCCGTCTGCGCATCCGGTCCTCAGAGGGGCAAAGCCCCTGTTTTCGGACTGTTTACTACGAGTGCACCAGCCTGGTGTGCGGTGCCAAGTTCTCCGGCTCACAAACCATCGACTACGAGCTCAGCCCGTCCGGGTTGGAAAAGCCACGCCTGAAATTGCCGCTAGCACCCCATGCAGAGCGCATGCAGGCGGCGCGCTTCTCGCAGCCAGATACCGATCAAATAGACCTGTTCGACACAGAGGAAAGCAGCCATGCATAACAACAAAGAAACCCTGCAGGCGGCCGCCGTTGGCTTCCTGCAGCGTCACGCCGGTGAACACCTGGGCAACGATGAAGCGCTGTTTCTGCGCACAGTTGAGCACCTGCAGCGGGTGTTTGGTGCCAGCCAGGCAGAGGCGGAGAACAGCACCGCTCAGGCGATGGCTGATGCGCACACAGGCGGCGTGTTGGCAAAACTGGCGCGGGCCTACATCAGCGGCTTGTCGCGGGGTGTGGGCCCCAGTGCTCAGGTGCATGCCACCACTAACCACCTGCTGGCCTCGGTGGTGGGTATCACCCGCCAGCAGGCCGAGAACGCAGCCGCCCAGGCCTACGCCCAGCGCGTGCACCGCTCGCCGGTGTATGCAGA